CCAAAGCACCAAAAACGCAAAAGAGACGTGCGCCAATGGGGTTTAATGAAGAATTTATAAGGATGATGAATGATTATTTTGAATCCGAGATATTAACCGTGTGTGAAGGGATTACTAAAACAACGCGTGAAATAATTCAAGAAGTACTCACACAAGCCACAGAGGAAGGCCGGAATCTTAATTGGATTGAAAACGAACTGACAATTGAAAGTGAAGATTTAACCCGCAATAGGGCACGGCTTATCGCACGAACCGAAACCGTTACTGCTTCCAATCGAGCTTCCTATTTAGCAGCGGCAAAAACCGGTTTGAAGATGAAAAAAGAATGGTTAAGCGCAGGAGATAAAAGAGTGCGTCCTGATCATCAAATGGTAAACGGAAGTAAAATTGATATGGAGGACTTCTTTACAGTGGGTGATTCCAAATTACTTTTACCTGGTTCACGTGTTCAGGAAAACGGATTATCAAGCCCTGCGTCTGAAGTGTGTAATTGTAGGTGTGTTGTTCTTTATATACCAGTTCGGATCAATGGTGTCTTAGTAAATTTCGATTACGGTCTATGGCCGATTGCTGCGTAAATTCTCCCGCATAATAGACTGCTTTTCCCTTTAATTCCCAAAATCTAATTTTCACGAAAAAGTATTTTTAGATCGTGAAAGCAATTTTCTCTTACAAAACACAAATAATTCCTGCCGCAATAAAAGATGTTGACGGTAAAAAAGGGATTGTTACAGGCTATTTTGCGAAGTTCGACAACGTTGATGCTGACGGAGATATTATCCGAAAAGGGGCTTTTACAAAGTCTATTTTGGAGACAGGCCCTGCATCAACACAACCGCGTATCAAACACTTATTGAATCATAATACCAATCAGCCTTTAGGTGTTATTCTAAGTTTAAACGAAGATTCTTTCGGGCTTAATTATGAATCGCAAATCGGATCACATGCTTTAGGGCAAGACTTTATTAAAATGGTGGAAAGCGACCTGATAACAGAGCATTCAATCGGATTTCAGGTTATGAAGTTTAATCAGATTCAGGATTACCAGGATTACATGAAAAACCCCGCAATGGGGATGAACGAATTAACTGATTTGAAACTGTGGGAAGGTTCAAGTTTGACAGCGTGGGGAGCAAATCAGCAAACTCCACTTACCGGATTAAAGAGCGCAAAAGATCAGTTACAGGAACTTGTGAACCGCCAAAAGAATTTAGAAAAATTCTGCCGTAATTCAACAGCGACAGATGAAACTATCGAACTATTACTTATTGAATGCAAACAACTAACTCAACTTATAATTGAAAACACGAAGCAGGGGGAACCCACTCCGCAGCCAGGAATTAAAAAGGAGAGTGAAGTTCTTGAAGCATTAAAATCATTTACAAACTCATTAAAAAAATAAAAATGGCAGACGAAAATAAAGATATTCTGACTAAAGACGGGCTTATTACCCATTTAGCAGAAATGAAAACAGCGCTTGAAACAACGCTCAAAACAGAAGTAAAAGCAGACGTAGTAGATTCTATCAAAGAAAAGATGGAAGCTATCGACGCAATGTCCGTTACTGTAAAAGAATTACAGGATAGTGCCACCAAACCGGAAGTTCTCGCAAAACTTCAGGAAGATATGGCAACAACCATAAAAGCCTTTGACCTTTTACAATCCCGGATGAAAGGTTTCAAATTTGGCGGCGAAAAGAAAAGCATCCTCACTATTGGTGAAGCTATTGCAGAAAAACTTTCCACCGATGGCGCAATTGATGAAATTGAAAAACAACTCAAATCAGCCGGAGGATCTGCTGTGCTGAAACTTGGCCCAGTAGCCTTAAAGGATATGACCGTGGCGTCCACTGTAACAGGTGATCCGGTTGCCACTTATAACCAAAGGCAGGCCATTATCCCGGCACAGAAAGTTAATTTCCGTGATCTCATCCCGACTGTTCAAAGCCCTACAGGTCTTTATGTAACTTATAAAGAAACTGCCGGAACAAACAACATAGGTGTACAGACTGACGGAGCCACAAAAGGACAAAACGAATATGCATTGACAGAAGTAAAGACTGTCAATAAATATATTGCCGGTTTTGCAGTGTTCACCAAACAGTTGTTGAAGAACATCCCTTTCATGCAGGGTACTTTAACCCGGATGCTCATGAGGGACTTTTTCAAGAAAGAAAACAGCTATCTGTTTACATCGGTTTCGTCCGGCGCAACAGGATCAACTTCTGCAGGCAGTTCACCGGATGACATTAAACAGTTGATCGCTTTGATCGGCGCGCAGCTCGATACTGATTTCAATGTGTCTTTTGTAGTCGTTTCAAATACTACTTTGGCACGTTTAATTTCTGACACTTACTCTACAGGTTACTATCCCGGAGCCGGTTCAGTAGTATTGAGTGATGGCCGCGGTATTACCATCTTTGGCGTTCCGGTTGTGGGTGCTTCATGGGTAACGCCGAACTATGCACTCATGATTGATTCTGAATACCTGGAAAGAGTTGAAGTAGAAGGTTTAAACATCGCATTCTCTTTTGAGGATAGCGTGAATTTCCGTCAAAACAAAGTGACTGCACGTATTGAGTGTATGGAGGAAGTGAATCTGATGATGCCTCAATCTGCAATCTATATGAATTTGGGAGCATCTTAATCCTTAGAAAAACTTTTCTAATCCAAGCCTGCCTGTTGTTCGGGCAGGCTTTTTAAATTATGTTATGAACCTTAACACATATTACGATAACACGAAAGTAAAGTTTAATGCGGTACTGGATTGCAAGTTTAGTGACCAGGGAACAGGTGGAACAAATGGTGCCGTAGCGTTAAATGTTTCCTCAAATTCTGGCACTACAATTCAAAGTGATGGCCTTATAGGTGCTACAGTTTACCTTGTGTTTATTGATGGCATTCAGTATGCCTCCACAGATGCCTTTACTACAGGGAAGCAATTTATTTTCGATCCAACAACAGGGACCATAACCGTTTCTATTGCAATGGTTGCAGGTACTTCATGTACTGTTTTTTATACATCTTCAGCTACCTCAACTGTAGCAGCAACAGAACCCGTAACACTTGACGAAGCAAAGGCTTATTGCAAGATAGACACAGGCACAACCGATGACGATATTTTAAACGAATTGATAGTAGCAGCCAGGGAACAATGCGAAGATTTTACCGGCATAAGTATTATAGTAAGAACGGTTACTACTGTATTAAATAATACCTGTGGGAATATTTATTTGCCCTATTGCCCTCTTATTAGTCTTACGAGCGTTACCGATCAGGATGGTAATGTTTTAATGGTTGATGATGATTATAAATTATCTGGCACAATGTTCCCTCAATTGGTTTTCCCTAAATGGGATAGGCTAACTTTGGTGTACAATGCAGGTTATGGAATACCGCCCTCAAGAATAAAAACAGCGATTTTACAACAAACTTTCTATCTTTACGAAAACAGAGGTGAAAGTGCAGTAATTTCGAGAAGCGGGATGGTGGCAGAATTGACATTAAGTCCACAAGCCAAAGCAACCTTACAGAGATTCAGACGTGTATAAACTTTTATCATGAAATATATTCTGATTTTACTTCTCATTTCTTCAAATGCCATGGCGCAGGACACCCTTATTAATCTCCCTATTCAGGACGGGAAGATTTTTTATGAACACGTTTATCAGGATAGTGGTAAGACCAAAAATGATTTATTCATAAAGTCAAAAGATGTTTTTTTAAGATTATTCCCTAACACCAAAGGAGTAATTCAGGATGAAGATAAAGAGAATGGGATAGTTACAGGGAAGGGATATTTTAAAGCACCTGCATTAATAAAGTGTACTATCAGAATAATAAGTAAAGACAATAAATATAAGGTTCAGATATTTGACTTCTATGAAGATGACATTCCACTTGAAAGGGGATATTCTATTGCAATAAAAAAGAATAGAAACCTCAAATCATGGAAGTATTTTAATTATAATGTTCTCAACGTATTTAATCAAGTTGAAACCGAAATGAATAAAAAAATAAGCACTGATTTTTAAATGATAAACGCAAGTGATTTAAACAGGCTGGTAACGCTCGAAAGTTACACGTTCACAACAAATGATAGTGGTGGAACATCTCCTGTATTGGCGGAAAGCATCCCAAACGTGTGGGCAAAGGTTGAAGAATTAAGCGGTGGTAATGTCATCAATCAAGGTCAAGATAAGAACTTTGCAGATTACCGGATCAGTATTCGTTACCGCCCACAGGTAACAGAGAATTGGAATATTATTTATGAAGGACAAACTTTAAAAATTAAACAGATGCAGGTCGACAACACTGCATATAAAAGATATCTTATTATTTACGCCTCAACAACTAAACAACAAGAAAGCTGGTCATAATGCCATTAAGTCTTACGATAGGAAATTTAGATAAAGTGCTTGCAGAAATAAAATCTTATCCAAAAGATATTGAACGTATAATTAATAATGAATTTACTGCTTTTGGTGAAGGCACAGCCAATGATGCAAAAAGGAATGCACCGGTGAATGAAGGAGCTTTAAGAGAGAGTATCAATTACCTTCCGGATGTGGAAAATATGCGTGTTTCAGTTGGTGCTTATATTGAATATGCCGCTTATCTTGAATTTGGAACCAAAGCATTTGCAGAAGCGTATGTAGCGACACTTCCCGAAGATTGGCAAGCATTTGCAGCCGAACACAAAGGAGGCGGTGAAGGAACGTTCGCTGAATTAATCCAGGCTATAATGAAATGGGTAGAATTGAAAGGAATTGCAACCGGAAAAGATATTAAACAAGCATCTTACCTTATCGCACGTAAAATAGTCAGAGAAGGGATTCATGCTCAACCTTATCTTTATCCTGCATTTGAAAAAAATAAACTTGAACTAATTGAAAATTTAAAAGCGCAATTAAATGCTAAGTAGCAATTTATCAATCCGAAAAGCCTATTATACTACTCTTAGCACGATTCAATATGAGGGTGTTCCGGTTCCTGTTTTTTGGAATCAGCTTCCCACAACAATCTCACCGGGTATTTATATTATTTTCTCCAACATAAGAAACAATGATCAATCCAATAAGAGCGCATCTGTTACCCAAACAAGTGTTACCGTTTCTGTTTATACCAACTCCTTAAAATATAACGATGGGCTTGCGGTCGAATCGGTAGCAAACGAAGTTTTAAACCGTATTTATAATTCACCACAATTTAAACTCCCATTAAACAATTTCTTTCAGATTACCCAAACACGACTTACCTCTGATATTACTAATAACTTCTCACAAGACCGTCAAAACGTTTACATAGACCGTATTTTGGTCTTTAATCACACCATTTTTCAGAACGTTTCATAAGGTTTCAGTTTTACCGTTTATTTATCTTTAAATCCTAAAATTTAAACAATGGGATTACGCAGACAAATTTCCGGTATTGACGTATTACTTCAAATTGATCCACTTGGCGGGATTGCTTATGATCTTGTCGTTTGTCTTACTTCCAACAGCCTGGAAAGAACCACTACAGTCATTGACGCGGCTTCAAAATGTGGCCCTGAAAAACTTCCTGGTGTTCGCTCAATTCAGATTCCTTTTGCTTTTAATGATGTGCTTGATGCCAACTCAGGGGAGATCAGCGAAAGTGATCTTCACGATTTGTGGCAAAATCAGACGATCATAAGTTTCAAGTACGGAAAATTGACACCGGAAGCTGGCGATGTGACCTACACAGGAAAAGGATTCATTTCTGATTTAAAGTCATTAGCCGCCCAAAATGCTGCCTCTGCTTCTACAGCAACAATCGAAGTGCAGGGTGATGTTACACAAGTTAAAACCGGTTCTTAATGAGTGATATTAAAATTGACATTGGAGGCAAAGAACGCGGACTGAAATTCAATCAGGGGGCGCTTGTAACATTTCAGGGAAAGATTGATCCTGAAAACATTGCAGCAACAACAGGTTACGCTTTAATTTGGGCCGGCCTCAAATCGAATGCATACGTGAAAGGTGAAGAATTTACAGAAACCTTTGAAACTGTTTGCGATTGGGTGGATGAATTGAAACCGGAAATTGTTTTGGAAGTGATCAAAGTATTTCAGGAAACACAAGCCTTTAAGAACCTGCTTCCAAAAGAAGATGATAAAAAAAAATTAGTCACCAAGAGTACGAAACGCAATGCCTTGAAATAGCATTAGGCCGTTTAGGTTGGTCTCCTTACGAATATTATACCAGTAGCCCTTGCGAGTTCTATTATGCTTGCAAGGGCTATTTTGATAGTAAGGAACAAGATATAATGATTTGGCGAAAAGTGGCTCAGGCAGCAAGCGCCGGATTTGTTAAGAGTGAAGATTTTGAAAGTTTCTGGCCTTCAAAAAAAGAAGATGAAAAAGAAACACCTTCATGGTCATCAACTCCGATAGAACTGCGAAAGAAAATTTTATCGGAATTAAAAAATAGAAAATGAGTACTCCTTTAGAGATAGTTGTTACGGGAAATGTTGATGGCGCCAAGTCATCTTTACAGACCGTTCAAAACGAATTAGGGAAGACAGCCCTTGCAGCCCAAAAGACGGATTCGGCTTTGTCAAAAGTCGGCGGTAGTTTAAATGAGGTAGGAACCACTACAGTTAACGCTTTTAGTAAAACAACGTCAGGTATAGGGGCGGCTGTTTCGAATATTAATTCAAAATTAGAGCCGCTTGAAAGGCATTTGCATTCTACCTTTCATACCGCTTTCGAGGGTGCGACAGAAGCAGGGGCGGGAATGTCAAGACTTGCCGCAAACGTAATGGGCGCACTTGGACCATTAGGGCTTCTTGTTGGAGCTTTTGCTATCCCTAAATTGATTAAATGGGTGGAATCCCTCAAAGAAGCCTCGGAAGCCACGAAGGCATTAAGGGCGAATCTCGATAACATGAATGAAGTAATGGCCAACGCTAATAAGAAGGCCGGCGAACAAATTTCTACTCTCAAACTTTTATATCAAGCTGCAACCGATGTAAATCTATCAATGAAAGACCGGTTGGCAGCGTCTAAAGAATTACAAAAAGAATTCCCTGAATATTTCGGCAATATAAAGACAGAAACAATATTAAACGGTGACGCAAAGAAAAGCTATGATGACTTAACTACCTCAATTATTAATAATGCGAAAGCTAAAGCGGCAAAAGATAAAATTGATGAACTGGAAGCAAAAAGATTAGATTCTGAATTCCAAAGAGAAAAAATAAGAGCCGCAGCAGATAATCAAATAGCTCAAATTTATAAAAATGGCCCAAAGCAACTTTCGGGGGGTGGTTCAAGCAGTTTTGGAACCGGCACGGGCAATGCGGTTACGATTAGTATAGCCGAGCAAATTGCTTATGTAAATAAATCTAAAAACGCGGCATTAGCATTGGCTGTTAATAACGAACAATCCTTGCAAAATCAGGAAGACTTTCTTATCAAATTCGCTGGACTTCCCACCATTGCAGATGTTATTGAGAAAGGTGATAAAACAAAAGAAAAATCCGGCAAAAAAACAAACCCTTTTGAAATCTCTCTAAAAGATTTAGAGGATAATTATAAGAAAGCGCAGGCCTTATTAGTTAGTCAATACGACGCAAATACAACCGATGCCAAAAAGAACACCACAGCAATAAATGATCTTCTTTTAAAAGCACAGGCAGACTTTTTAGAAAAAAAACTCGCCTTAATCAGGCAGTACGGCAAAAAAGAGGGAGATGTTGATTTAGAGATTGCCAAAACAAATAAAGCACTCATAGCAAATCAAATCGGATTTAACATTGAACAAATAAATACTCTTCCAAAAGTTCAGGGTGCGCCAAATATAAACTTTAAAAAAGCCACCAGTGAAAAGATTGATCCGAAACCGTACTATGTTCTGTCTGATGCGATACAAAAAAATATCAAACTCCAACAGGAGATGAAAGAGCTATTGGATCAAACAACAATCGTTTTAAATAAAACGCTTGGGCCGGCATTTGATGCTTTATTTACTAACATATTAGACGGTAGTGGTAATGCTTTTAAAGCCTTTGGAGATGCGATTAAACAAATGCTCATTCAATTGGGGGCTGCGATTTTAAAGGCAGCTTTATTTTCTGCAATCTTATCTGTGATTTCGGGCGGTGCGTCTAATGTCGCTGGTGGAAAGTCGTTTATGGATCTGTTTGGCCCTTCGATGAAAAGTATCACCGGTTTCGCATCCGGTGGTGCGATTAGCGGCCCGGGTTCCTCTACAAGTGATTCAATTCTTGCCCGGGTTTCCAAAGGAGAGTACATAATGAATGCCAGCGCCGTTTCAAAATTTGGGGCTTCATTTTTTGACGGGTTAAATAGTGGAATGTTACCCAGATTTTATAGTGGGGGGGCGGTTGGATCAAATATGATTCTTGCTTCTAATAATCATGTATTTATTCCGGAAGTGACTTTAAAAGGGCAGGATTTAATCATTGCTTTTAACCGCGCAAATCAAAGAGCATCAAGAAATGGCTAATTATCAACTTAAATATCAGTGCAACTTCGATTCCCTACAATCTGAATCCTATACTATTCAGATTCTGCAGAAAAATTATACAGGTCAATCAATCAACGTTAAAGGTGGTGCAACTCCCGTTCTTCACGACTGGCAAACAGACGATCCCAAAGCACCGGTGAAAGGTTCTTCACTTTCAGTTACTTTCATTAATGAAGGTTCACTTCCTCTGGAATCTTTTTACTCAATTGATGACGATACATTTAAAGTAGTTCTTCTTTGGAACGATCAGATATTATTTCAGGGCTTTTTAGTGCAGGATGATTGTTCAGAAGTGATGGTGGACTTTACACATGAGATCAATTTGAGCGCCAATGATAATCTTGGACTTTTAAAAGACCTCACTTTAGATAAGGCAGATCAAGCCTTTACTTATACTTCTGTTGGAATAATTACTTTTTCATCGGTCACGCCTCATTCTCTTACTGTTGATAGTACTTTAGGAACACAGCTACAACCTGGCGACAAAATAAAGATTGAAAGCGGTGGCGCAGCAGGAATTTACACAGCTCAATTAGTAACGGCTGGAACAACTTTCGCAGTTACCGTGGTCGAAGAAATACCTACAGCATCGGGAAGCGTTCAGATGGACATCGGGAAACTGTCTTTGCTCGATAAAAAACCACTGATCACAATTTTAGGAATGTGCCTTCAACTTACAGGGCTGCAATTAAATTTAAATGTGTGGTCACAAATAAATGAAGTTTCACAAGATCAAACGAAATGTTTTTTTGAACAAACGCTCGTTGATCCCGGAACTTTTTTAAAAGATGCAAGTACTTATCAGGATTGTTATACGATTTTAACCAGTATTTTTTCAGCGTTTAACTTTTCACTCTTCCAGTCTTTGGGAGCGTGGCACGTAGTAAGATGGGATGAATTAAGATACTTTAATAATAAGGTTCTTGCCTACGTTTATAATTATGATATGACATTCAACGGATACTCAATTATGAATGATCCGTTTGATGCAGGTTTTGAAAAACTCACTTATCCGGAAACCGGATTGCTTCACAGAATTATTCGCCCCTTTGCGTTCGATAAAGAGACCTTCAATTATAAACAACCGCCGCAACTTCTAAGAAATTATGACCTAAAGACTTTAGGAACGCTTTTAAAAAGTTATAATGTAGATATATGGATAAAGGGAGGACAAATTTATTATTCAAATCCAGGTGGAACGGGAGTAACAAAATCTTTTCAAAAATACCGTGAATATAGCGCGCCATGGTGGTATAGTGACATGGTTTTAGTGCCTCATGTGTCTTTAGAAGCGGTGTTTTACATTCGTGTAATTACTGATTATATAGATAATGAAGTAGATAGATATTTAGTTTTAAATAATCCAACAGGCCAATCAATAGATTCTTATAAAATTGAAGCAAGTGCAGGTGATATTTTTAATTTTTCATTTAATGAAAGATCGACAAAAAGCAACAAGGGAGGAAGTTCTGATTTATTTATAATCTTGAATGATGGAATTACTCAAAAATATCTTGTAAATGGATTAGGATGGACTAACCTTCAAAATCTTTATGCAATTCCTTCTTTACTTCCAATAGAAAACACAAATGAATGGCATAGTTATACAGTAGATTCAAGTATTTACCCAATACCAAACGACGGTCTTATTTATTTTGTATTGCACCCGATTCAAGATAGTTCGGGGCAAACGCTATCTGGAGAAACACAAATTAAAGACATTCGTCTTGATTATACACCTCTGGTTAATCAGACAACTAAAATTATCGGTCAAACGCACGAAACAAATCAGGTCGGGAACGTAAAGAATAACAATGATTCAGAAATCTTCATAGACAGCTCGCCGAGAAATTCCATAGCGGGCACTCTTTTCTTAAATCAGATGGACGGCGTTCTTCAGAAACGGACAGTAAAATGGCGGCATCCTTATTTCCCGACAGAAAGTAAAAATTTAGGGGAACTGATAACTTTTGAGCAAATGTTCTGGCGAAGAAAACCGCGAACCATCATTGAGGGTACTCTTTATAATCTGATTAATAAGTTTACACTTCCTTACGGTCTTTCACTCTATTATACGATCAACCCACTTGCGGGAACTGGACATGCAGTAATTAGTTGGACATCAGTACCCACAGGAACAACGGATGTAAAAGTGAGTTATTATAATGGTTCATGGCAGGATTCGTCCGGTTTGATAAGTCCCAGAACTCTTGACATAACAGGCGGTAATTATATTTTTAAAGTGACTTTTATCGGCACATCAGAAGTCTATTATTTTACTCCTTCGGCGGTTCATTTTTCCATGCTTTCTATTGTCAGATATGCACAATTTCAAGGCTTCAATTTTGTCTCCGTCAAGCAAACGATTGATTACAAAACGGGTAAATTTACGGGGACGCTATACGAGATATGGGATGACGGCGAACAAGATAGCGACTTAACAGATACTTACGCATTTAATTATTTATACTCCCCGATATGAAAGTAAAAGGCGAAAATGTGGTGTGCTATATTTTTGATAGTGGAGTGTGGAAACTTTATGTGTGTGCGACTTCTGCGGAGTTGAATGTAAATACAGAGTTCATAGAAACCAGTGTTACCGGTTCTGGAAAATGGGCTTCATACGCACCGACTAAAAATAGTTTCACTGTTACTCTTCAAGGCGTTGTCAGTCTTAGCGAAACCGGCGCTTTAGGGCTGCCCGATTTACGGCAAAAACAAATCGCACAGGAAACAATTTTGATGCGATTCCAAAGAACGGATGAATCCGGCACTTATACGGGAGTTTACGCTGATGAACTGAATTTCTTTATAACCAATTCGACTGATTCGGGTTCTTTCGATGGAATGAACATCTTTTCAATCACAGGTCAGGGAACCGGAGCCATTACTCAAATATTCGCTCCTGTAGTTCCGGTTCCGGTTAGTGCTGGTTTGGTTTACCGATACGAGTACACAGCCACAGCAAATGAAACTGGTTTTACTGATTCAAACTTAATCGGAAAAACAATTCTTGAAATCAATACAGATGGTGTTGGAAGTCAAATAATATATTCGGGCACACCAGTAGGAAATGAAGTTAAATATATCTCTGCAACAGGTCAGTTTATTTGGGCAATACCAATGGAACCAGGCGAAGAAATATACATATTATATCAGTGAAAAAAATAGAATACATAGCGGTAGGGGGAGAATTTGGATTTGTCAATCCGTTATTGGTCGGGCGTAGAATTCTCTCTGTCATGAGAGATGGAGTAGGTATGTCTAAAATCGTCACTACGACCCCACAAGATAAACAGGCACAATATTTAATTTCAACAGGGGGAATTTATTTTAAATCTCCTTTATCAGAAAATGAAGATGTAATCGTATTATACGCGGATTCAGATAATGTATGCTTTCCTGTGTCTATTCAATCTGGTTATTTTATGCCGGTTGGGGTGGTGGGATTCGCTTATCTCTCTTCCTTTTATGTGAATGGTACGTCTCCTTTTACATTAAATTCAATCGTCAAGCCTTCATGGATGACGATTACTCTTTCGTCCAATTTAATAACGTTTTCAGGAACGCCGGCCATTGGAGATGCAGGAAATAACACGGTAAGTTTTACGATTAATAACGCTTGTGGGGCGGCTAATTTCTCACAAGTTTTCAATATATCGGCTCCAACTGCGCAATTTGATACTACTACATTTGTTAGCGGTGATCGTTCAACGGATGTAGAGATTGCAAATTTAACCGGAATGCCAGGTTTGATCGTTACGGTTACTCTTGAAATTTTAACGAATGTAAACGGCGGTGTATTGAAGGTAAACGGCGCAGTGGCCTCATTAAACGACACTTATAATGTCACAATCGGGTCAAACGGCAAAGGTTCTTTAAATGTTGAAATTGACGGCAATGCAGATAATCACGGTACAGCAATTTTAGGACAATTTGAAATCACATCAGTTAGCGCCGGCGAAATTGGAGTATCGAAAACTTATTTAATCTCAAAAGTGTTTTAAGCATGAAGAAATACCTAACAATTTTAATACTGTTTTTTTCTTTTACAGCCTCAGCGCAAATCATCTATACTCCCATGAGTGCCGGCGGTTATCAGATGAAGTATTTAAAGATTGACTCGGGTTTCGCACTACCTTTTAGAGATACTACAATAGGACGCGGCATTAATAGACCTGGATTACTCGTTGTCAATACACAAGATTCAATCTTATACATTTTTAACGGCAAAAAATGGACACCGGCTTATGTGGATAGTACCGGTGTTATCGGATTAATTAAAAATAAAGTTGATTCGGTAACACTTAGTGGGAATAATTTATTTTATTGGTCAAATGGTACTGGTTACGGCTCACAACTTAACAAGTTGGATTCAATTTATATGAGTAATGATTCAGTCTATACTTGTATTGCAGGTAATTGTACGTTTCGATATATAAATTCCGGCATTGATAGCCTCGCCTATCATTATTACACCCAAACACAGATAGATTCTATAAACACTATTTACGGTGTTACCAATAATTCCAATAGAATAATTTCCGGCGGTATAGTTACATGGTCAGGAACAGGACTAACCTATTATGTTAGTGCCTGTACTTATGTGATTGGTGGAGTTTTATATAATTCCCCTGATACTACTATTACTTTAACAGCTGCCGATCCGACTAATCCACGAATAGACTTATTTGCCGTTGACACACTTAACAGGGCATTGGAAATAACAGGTGTAGCGGCATCAGTACCACTTGCACCACAGGTTGACCCTTCATCTCAACTTGCTTTAACTACAGGGATTAATTTACCTGCTAATGCCACAACTCCCACAGGAACTACTTCAACAGCGATTTATGATGAAAATGCCGAATGGACAACAGGAGGAACAGCAACTGTAAATTTTAATAACACTGCAAATCCTTACCACGGAACTAAGGATGCCTTAGTTTCATCTTATTCCAAAAATTCAACACTGACATTTACAGGCACAACTCAAACAGTAAATGGGCAGGTATTAAGAGCATTTATAAATTTACTTAATTCTAATTATTCATTTCAATTTAGATTTTATAATGGTACAACAGCGGTAAGTAACGCACTTACATTGAATGGATTTGGCTTTAATCCTACTCTTTATAATACTTATCAAAATGTATCTATTCCGCTTTCATCTTTTACTTGGAGTGGAAATGTTTTTGACAAATTAATTATAACCATGACAGGTAAAGGCGCAACTGGGACATATTATATAGATTACATTTCTCTTGAAAGCGGGACACCTGTTGTCACACCTCCTACTGATTACTCTAATAAAGTTGATAGTGTAACTACTGTTAATGGGAGTATTTACTATTGGATAAAAGGGATGTCTCATTTAGTTGGATCTGCCAGCGGTGGGACTGACTCCGCCTCTTACCACACCCTTACTGTTAATAGTGACACAACAGGAGCAACGCTTAATAGACCAAATGGCACATCTGATTTTATCCCTCTTCCATTTGTAAAGAAAACCGATACAACTGTCATAAAAGTTCATTATCCGCTTTGGGCTTTCTCGTCCGATTCGTTAGGATTAAGAACTGATTCAATGCCGAAACTTGAATACGCCATAGCCGGTAGAGATACAAGTACATGGGATAATCAAACTTTAATTGATAAACAATTCTTACAAGATAGGATTTCAATGGGAAGCGGCTCTGTTCTTTCTGTTACTGGCAACCCTTCTAATTTAGTTGATAATACCGATCCGGCCAATCCTGTCATTCAACAGGATGCTTCTAAATTAGATAAAAGTGATTCAACGATAGCAAACAGGGTAACGGCGAACACTACAAACATTACTTCAAATACCGCAAATATTGCCTCAAACACGACAGCAATATCAGGGAAACAGAATACATTAACTCTTACCACAACAGGAAGTGGTGCGGCTTCGCTTGCTGGAAGTACTTTAAATATTCCTACACCATCAATTCCTGCACAATTTAATCCAATAGCAGGAACGAACATAACTTTATCAGGTACTTACCCAAATATTACTTTTAATTCAAGCGGTGGAGGTGGTAGTAGCTCAGGCGTTGACAGCACGAATACAGCGACAACCACAGGGCAAACTGTTTTCACTTTCCCCTACACACTCACAAGCTACACTGTATCAAGTCAGGTAACAAGAAACGGAGTGTTAATTAATCCGGCTGATTATACAGTAAATACAGGCGATATAACATTTACAGGATTCACTTGTGATAGTGGGGATAAAATAAGATTTATAGGAATAAAATGAGATTAAGTTTAACGATATTATTTCTTTACTCAGTTGCTTACGGGCAAACAACTTATTATGTTAGCAATGCGGGGAGTGATGCGGCTAACGGGTTAACTACGGCTACAGCATGGCAAACAATCGCTAAAGTAAATTCATTCAGTTTTGCTTCCGGCGATACGGTTAAATTTAATGACGGCGATACATGGAATGAAAGGCTTATACCTAATTCAAATTTATATTTTACTTCTTATGGAACAGGCGCAAAGCCAACAATTACAGGGCTTACATCAGTAACAGGTTTTTCACAAGCGGGTAATATATGGACGAAAACAATCTCATTAAGTGCAGGGTTAAACATGGTTTTAATTAACGGACAGGTAGCGCACAAAGCCCGTTATCCAAACTTGGCTTATTTGGCATATAGTTCTAAAACATATACATCAATATCAACAACGCTAACAGGAACGCCTAACTATACTGGCGGGATAGCAGTAGTAAGATCAGCCCCTTGGACTTGGGATTTTAGTACCATTACTTCGCAGTCAGGAGGCACATTAAATCTTTCTCCTAATTTATCTTACAATCAACCTCTACAAACTAACGGGTATTTTATTCAAGGGTTAGCTTCTTTGGTTGACACTGTAAATGAATTTAATTATGATGGCACTACGCTAACAGTTTATTCGACAACTATACCCACAGTGCAGGTTTCAAATACTGATACCTTAGTTTGGATAAGCAAAAAATCAAACATCACCTTCGATAACATTAATTTTACGGGGGCAAATATAAATGCAATCCAATTTGATACTTCTACAATCGTAACGGTTAAAAATTGTTCCTTTGATTATACTGGCTCGGTTGCATTATCGGCTTTAAAATCTTCAAGACTAACCGTCACTAATAACACGATTAATCATTCGTTCAGTGATGCAATTTTCTTTCGTCAATTAGATTGGTACACAGCAGCCGCAAATCAATGTGATTCAGCTATCATCACTTTTAACACGGTAAGAAATAGCGGAACAGTAGTGGGAATGGGAATAGGAAGAAGGTACATGGCTATTTATGCAGAAGGATTGAATTTAGGGCCGTACATAGTAGGGAACACGGTTGATAGTTCGGGATATGGAGGCA